TCGAAGAAGCATTCGAAAGAACAGGAATGCGTGGTAATAGAACAGGATATCAATTAAAAAGCGCTAGACGTTCATTAAATATTCTTTTAAATGAATGGAACAACAGAGGTATTAACCTTTGGAAAGTAAAATTAGCTACAATTCCATTAGTAGAAGGACAAGCAGAATATACTTTTGCTAATGATAATACAAATTTTCCACAAGACATAAGTGATGTATTAGAAGCTTATGTTAGAAATAATACAACAGCGACAGCTCCGGTAGATACAACTTTATCAAAAATAGATAGATCTGCATATGCAGGTTTAGCTAATAAATTAGCAAAAGGCACACCATCACAATATTATGTACAAAGAACTAGAAACGTAAGAAATGCTGCAGGTAATATAACTGCAACACCAAGTGTATTTTTATATCAAACACCAAGTTCTTCTTTTTCAGGTACAAACTTTCAATTAAAATTTTATTATGTTGCTCAAATAGAAGATGCAGGAGCATACACAAATAATGCAGATATAATTAATGCTTTTATTCCATGTATGTGTTCAGGATTATCTTATTATTTAAGTTTAAAATATTCACCAGATACAGCTCAAGCAAATAAATTAATTTATGAAGATGAATTACAAAGAGCTTTAACTGCAGATGGTTCAAGAACATCTACACATATTACACCACAAACATTTTATGGAGACGGAGTATAATGGCTTTTTCTAGAGGTAAATATTCAAAAGCAATATCAGATAGATCTGGAATGGAATTTCCATATAATGAAATGGTAAAAGAATGGACTGGTGCATTAGTTCATGTTTCTGAATTTGAACCTAAACAACCACAATTACAACCACCTTATCATAGAGGTGATGCACAAGCTTTATCAAATCCAAGACCAGATAGAAAACAATTACCAACATCAACTTTAATGGGTGCTAATCCATTTACAACAAATGGAACAACTACTGTAACTGTATTTCAACAAGATCATGGTTTTTCTGCAAATGATATTGTTAGATTTATGGATGTAAATATTTCACCTATTGCAGGATTAACTTCTAATGTTTTTAATTTAGAAACAACATTAAATGGAGCATTAGCTTCAAATGCAACTACAATTCCTTTAGTTGATGATTCTAATTTTCCAACTTCAGGTTATGTTTATATAAGAGAAATTCCAGATGCAGTAAACCCAGGACAATATATTAGTGAAGTAATTAAATATACAGGTAAAGCTGGTGGAGCATTGACAGGATTAACAAGAGGAACTTCTGCACCTTTCTTTGGTGTATCTCCTGCAACTACAACTGCACAAGCATTTAGTTCTGGAATAAAAGTTTTTGGTGGTAGAGCGGTTACACCTATTATAGAACAAAGATTAAATCAAAGAGGAGTATTAGAAAACTTTAGTGATAAATATACATTTACAGTTCCTAATGCTGCAAGTGGTAATGCAAGTGGTGGTGGATTTCCAATATTTGTAGGACCAGTAAGTACTTCAAGGGCGTTATCATAATGGCATATACTTTAACAAATTTACAAACAGATATTAGAAATTATACAGAAGTAGATGATTCTGTTTTAACAACAGCTGTAATAAATAGAATTATAGAAAATGCAGAAAACAAAATTTACAGAGCTGTGGATTCTGATGCAGATAGATTTTATGCAACATCAAATACTGTAAATGGTAATAGATATGTAACAATACCATCAGATCTTAGAATTATAAGATATGTACAAATTAAAGATTCTACAGATGGTAATAAACAAAAATTTTTAGAACAAAGAGATACTAGTTTTATGGCAGAATATTATGATACGCCGGGAACAGCTTCTGGTGTACCTAAATATTATGCTAATTGGGATGCTAGTTATTGGGCTTTAGCACCTACTCCAAATGCTGCTTATGAGATTACAATGGCATATATTAAACAACCTACTAGCTTAACTGATGGATCAGTAAGTGGTAGCGGAACTTATTTATCTAATAAATATGCAGATTTACTTTTATACGGTTCTCTAGTAGAAGCGTATGGATACTTGAAAGGTCCTGCAGATATGGTACAATACTATACGCAGGCTTACAATCAAGCTATAGAAACGTATGCGATCGAACAACAAGGTCGAAGACGCAGAGGCGAATATGAAGATGGTGTTATTCGAACTCCTTTAAAATCAGTAAACCCATCACAATAGGAGATAAAATATGGCAAACATAGTACCTGACTCGTTTAAAACTGGATTATTAAAAGGCACTTTTAATTTTGATACCTCTGGTAATGGCGGAAACGCTTTTAAACTTGCTTTGTATACTAGCATTTCTTCTTACAGCACAGCGTCAACTGTTTATTTAGCAGGCACTGGAAATGGTGAAGTTAGTTCTTCTGGAACAAGCTACACTGCAGGTGGTAACGCATTAACAAATAGTGGAGTATCAGTTTCATCAAATATAGCTTTTATAGATTTTTCTGATTTAACTTTTCCATCTGTTACTTTAACTGCTGCAGGAGCTGCTATTTACAAAACTACTGGCGGTGGAAACGAATTAGTTATGGTTCTAGATTTTGGTGGAAATAAAACGGCAACGAATGGTGATTTCGTCATTCAGTTTCCTACTAATGATTCATCAAATGCGATTCTTAGAATTGGTAACGCGTAATAGTAAGGATAAATAGAAATGGCTTTTGTACTTAACGATAGAGTTAAACAGACTAGTACATCTACTGGTACAGGAACAATTAATTTAACCGGGACTGAAACAGGTTTCGAAACTTTTGTAACTGGAATCGGTGAT